TTTATCATTCATTACCGGCAACTTAATATCAGCCGCTACACCCAAAACGTGAGGATCGATTCTACCATTTTTATTATATTTTGCAAGATGATGTTCAACGTCATTCATTGCCGTTATTTTAACATCAGGTTGCACTTGTTGAATATAATCAAGTGCTTCATAAAGTTCTTCAGTAGATGCACCACCACCGACAGCTTCAGATGATTTTAATGACTTAGCTAAATTAGCATGACCTTCTTTTACATAATCACCGCTTGTTGGTAATTCGGTATCAATTGTAGGTTTCTTAATTATATCTTCAATGTCAGGAATTTTAAAATCTTTCATTTTATCTTTGAAAGACGCAAATGCTTTTTCCATACCAAATAAACCAACACCTACAATACCAGCCATAGCGGCAAACTTAGCCCAATTAATATTTGAACTATCTTCTTTCTTTTTCTTGTCTTTAGGTTTCTTATGGTTAAAAAGTTTTAGCAGATTTTTATTCTGCATATTTTTATTTTCGCTTTCGACTTTCTTTAACCTGTCGTATTCTGCTTCTTTTTTCTTTTTATTATTATAATTGTCTTGCATCATGTTTAACATTTTTGCAAGAATGTCTGCTTCAGAGTCGCCTTTTTTAAGTTTGCTGTGTGTATTGGGCGCAACTTTAGTAATATTGGGGTCTTTCTTAGACTTGTTTTCTTCTTCGGGTTCTTCTTGCATTTTATCATCAGTTCGACCTTTGAGTTTAGTCTCACCGTTCATTGCTCGACCTATTCTGTTAGAATCAAACTTTTGTTGCAAACCCTGAGTGTAGTCATTCATTACGTCAGATTGACGAATGCCACGTGAGATATCATCGTTTCTTTGTTCTTCTTTAGCTTGCTGGCGTGCAATATCTTTAACTTTTTCAAGTTGTGCGCCTGTTAAACTTTTACCGCCTTCTAAAAGAAGAATGCCGATTTCGTTTTCGGCAAGTAATTTATCAAATAACTCTTGTTGCATTTATTACTTCTTAGCCCTTTGTTTTGCTTTTTCATTTTCTTCTTCAATGTATTGCATTAACAAAGTCACATAGATGTCTCTCTCCCAAGGTATCATTGTTTCGAGTTCGGCTAAACTATATTTGTGGTGTTGCATGAGAGAGAAGTTTGTCATATAGTAGTTCTTCAAACTATCATAGCCGAACATTACCCGAAAAAATTCTCTAACCCTTCTATGTCCATCGAATGGTCAAAGCCGCATTTGCTACATTTCATATCAACATGCTTCTTAATTTTTGGTAAGTTTTCAAAAAATGCTTCAAGTTTACTAAATTGTTCTTGACTTAAAGACTCAATGAATTCTGTCAGTTCTTGTTTTGTACTATCTACCGCATAATAATATTGCTGACCATCAAAAATATATTCTATAGATTCTACCATAATATCAAATGCGACTTCTACCGCAGATTGTTTTTCTGATAATTTAGATATGATAGAGAACTTTGGGTATCTTAATTTGATAGCCATTGTATCTGTCAATTTAATCACATCCGGTTGGTCCGGCATATCAACTTTAACTTCAAGTAAGTTTAATTTGATTTCCATTTTGTTGCCACATTGTTTATCATCAACCGTATTTGTGCAGATGTATTTGTTTTCAACAATCTCACCTACTGACCTTGCCCTTAGATTAATAAAATAATATTCAATATCTAATACTGGCAAATCATCAATATCAATATCGGTAGATAATGTACAGTTAGTTAAGACTTGCTTAACGTTTCTTTCAACTGTATCTTTGTCATCGGCTTCTAAAGCCATCATCAAGTTTCTTTGTTCTTTGACTAAGAAAGGTCTGTAAAGAACAGTTTTCTTACTTAACGGTAACTCCAACGTGTACGTTGGGGTATCAATTTTAGGCAATGCCATAATATTCTCCAATCAATATGTTAAAAATTAAATAATTCTGATTTTATTGTTTTACCAAGTGAATTTAAACTTAGTGGGTTAACTGCGTTATTTGTCCAGTATGTATATGCAAAATCTACCGTAACTCTATGTACGTCTTCTGAGTTCCATGCCAAATCCATTTGATTGACTGTAACTGGGTATGCATCAATTAATTTAGTTTGATATGTTTTATTACCAGTCAAATCATATTGTGTGATTAAAATATCTACAGCGTAACTTGCTTTATAGTTAAAATTAAAATCTGTTGATGGGTTCACTAAGTCTAACCATGCATCAAAAAATACTCTTTCGCCCATGTTACCGTTTACGATAAAATCTAATACGACATCATTATATGATGAGTGATATGGGAACTTCTCAACAGGAGCGGCACCTATCTTTTTATCCATAATTGCAATATTTCTACCAGGCAACATTGCATTATCACAACGAAACGTCAACTGTCTACCTGTACTAGCATAACTTGAAAGCGCAAGAGGTACCGGTATCGTCACATCAAACATAAACTTTCTGGCTACGTCTGAGCCGAAAGTACTAATGAAACTGCTGATTGATGACGGCATTTATGAGTTCCTTATCTCGTTTAATGAATCTTGCCACACATCTTTTGCCGTGGCTTTTTTAAATTGTTGAATTGGTAGTGCTAAAGCGGTATCCCATTCGTTTGGTTGTATGGCTAATATTCTTGATTGCATGTGATTAAACAAATAACGCTTAATACAGGGTTTAAACTCTCTTAGAGTGCGTGTAGCCTCAAGTATGTCATAAGTGATGTGTAATCTTGCAACCTCGTCCAGCTTGTTTCTAGATGCACCATAAGGTACCAGTTTTTGAAAAAATGCCACTCGCCATTTAAACGGCAAGTAATGCAAGTTTAACGCTAAAAACCCGTCATTATACTTCTCAAGTATTAATGCTAGAGGAAATTTATCATAGTATGGTAATTCTTCTTTTAACTTTGGGTCATAATAAAAGAAATATAATGCACCAGTTTGAACACTCTTAACATTACGCTCATCTTCTTTTTTGATTGTAGACGGTATTAATGCAGGATTACGTAATTCGGTAATCTTTTGACCGAGCCATTTCAAAGAATCTTTGGTCATTACACCATGACCGAGTGCTTCTCTCTGTTTTGATAGTATTGTTAGTTTTGATGCCATCTATTATTTAGACAGGCCTAAGTCATCTTCAGTAAGTACTTTGAACTCCCAACCACGGTCTAAACAGTACTCTGTAGCGGCTTTCCATTTGTTTTGATTGACACCATAAGTATATACTTCATTAACATACTTCTTGGTGATTCGCTGTTGTTTCTTAGGTTCCATAGTCTGAACCTTCGGTTTAATCTCTATTAAATAAGACTTAATAGTGCCGTCCTTTGTTTTCATTTGAGCATAGAAATCGACAAAGTATCGTCTAGGTCTGCCATCAGATGGGTCACGATACGGTATCACAATCTCTTCACTTGCCCAAGATACTACGGCATCGGTCTCATCGAGCCATTTCATATATCGGTATTCCCAAGTAGAACGCCATCTAATGTTTTTGTGGTCGCCACGATACTTTTGTGGGTTTCGTGGGACAAATTTTCCGCTATAAGCCATATTATTACCAATTATTGAATGTCCCGTTATTTATGATATAAATACTTGTTACAACTCTTTTCTAGGCATATGTCATTTCTCACAAATCCATCAATTGCAGGTATACAGTTACCATTTAATCAACTGGCAGGACCTTTAAAAAGCCTTTTTCAACCAGAAGGTAAAGGCAATTTTGTATATCCATCAGATTTAACTACAAACCCGGCATTATGTCATGCGGTACAATTCAATTTTTTTGATTGGGATACACAATTTCAACAAAGTGTTCAAAGTACTGTTAATCAAATTGATTCTTTAGTGAACTCTGAAGCAGACACTTTAAAAAATACAAATTCACAACTTGCAACAGCAAAAGAACAACTGGCAAGTGTGGCTCAAGAAAAACTGACATATCTTAAAAACTTAGAGAATGTGAATAATCTTCAAGCTCAAGCAGAAAAAAGTGCTGTCAAATTATATAACTTGTTTGAAAAAACATTCACGCCAGGTACTTATGCACCTAGAAAACAAACATTACTTTCAACAGTATCTTTGTATATGCCGGATACTTTAACTGCTAGTTTTGAGTCTCAATATAATACGTTAAGTATGACTCATGCACTTGGCACAGGAGGTTTTTTAGCAAGCGCATCAGAATCCATAAAACAAAAAATTAACTTTTCCGGTGGTGCAAATCAAGATTATGCGAATATACTTTCCGACCCATCAGTAAAAGATTTTATTTCTCGTGAATTGAATTCATTTGCTGGTAAATTAGGCATTCAAGATAATATTGAACAATTATTAAATCAGTCTTTAGGTCAATTTGTTAACCCGCAGATGCAATTGATTTATCAAGGTAGAGATTTCAGAGATTTTTCAATGTCTTTTATTTTTACACCAAAAACTTCTGCTGAAGCCGAAACAGTTAAAAATATTATAGATACATTCACATTCTATTCTTCACCAGGTGTTGCAGGCATCGGTACAAATCAACCAGGTAGATACTTGACACCGCCACAATTAGTTAATGTTAAAATGGTATTTACAGGCGGTTCGAACGGTATTGCTGGTGCAGTTATCAATCAGTTTCAGAGTGCATTAAACAATGTTGGTTTAGGTTTTTTAGGTAAAAATCAAAGCATCACTAGCACAGTAAATTCTGGTAAACCCGCAAAAGTTTTTAATATTAAAGAGTGCGTTATTACAAATGTGTCAGTTGATTATGCACCTAACGGTTGGGCCGCTTTCAATGATGGTCATCCTGTACAAACAACGATGACAGTAAATCTAAGAGAAACACAAATCTTCACAAAAGAAGATGTTAAGAATTCAGTTGTTGCATCAAATTACAATGATTTTGAAAATCAACAAAAATATGAAGCAAAGATATCTAGCTTAGAACGAGAAGCCGCTATCAATGCGGCATATGGTGATGGCTACGGAGCATAACAATGTTATATTTTAACGCATTACCCAAAACAGCAGTCATTGACCCAAACACTAAAAGCGCACAGGTTGGTATCGATTTAACTGCTAGAGCAGAATTACTACCGCAATTATCTTTAAATGATTTGCTATTTTATAAGTATGCAATTCAAGACCAAGATACTCCTGAAAATATTGCCTATAAGTATTATTCAGACCAATATAGATATTGGATGATATTCTATGCTAATAATATTATGGACCCAAAAGGTGATTGGCCTTTATCAAGTATAGATTTTCAAGCATACTTGAACGATAAGTATAACGCTCTAGCCACGGCAAATAATCAAACTGTTACTGCATACTGTCAATCTACGATACATTCATATCAAAAAGTGATTACTACATATGATAGTCTTTCAATGCAGACTTCTATTAAAACGGTAGATATTGATGCGGCAACATATGCAAATACAATACCATCTACTTCAACGGCAACTTTCCCAAGTTCAAAAGTAACATATACTGTATCAAAAAATATTCTTTATGTGATTGATTATGAAAATCAGCTAAATGAAGCTAAAAGAAATATTAATATCATTAAGAAAAATTATACTACAGATATCGAAAGTAAATTTGTTTCATTGATGAGTTCATAATATGGCAGATAGAATAACGCCGGTTAAATATGCATCGGACTACGAATTAGTTTTTGTTAATATATTGACTGGTGCATTGAGTTACCCAATCACTCTTAAGGATCATTTAAGAGAATTAAATTATTATGAAGACATTTATAGCAGTACAATCTATGGTGAATTAGTGTTGTATGATGCTACAAATATTATTTCAAATTTAAGATTGAATGGTACTGAATTTGTTGAATTCATGTTGAGAAAAACAAGAGAAGACAATGATCCGATACAAAGAACATTTCGTGTATACAAGATTGGTAATCGTGTAATTGATTCAACAAAAAACTCAGAAGCATTTGTATTATACTTTTGTTCTGAAGAATTGATGCTATCAGAAAAATATAGAATTTCAAAGGCTTATCAGAATACACAAATAAGTCAAATCGTAGAAGATATTTTAGTAAATTATTTGAAG